ATTGGCGCATTTGCTGTAATTATCCAAAGCGCATTTTCTTCACATACTTCCGTACGATATTTTTTATACTCGCCATCTTCATCATTATCAACGCCAAAGTCAGGTAAAATTTCATTAGTGTCTGGGTCTGTTTGACCCTTTACCATATAGTCAACAAGACCAATACCTAAACCATTACCGTCGATAACTAATTTCTTAGCTTTGTATTTATAATATAAACGTTTTAACCAAATAGCCTAATCCTCAAAATGCGTATTACCACGAGTATCAATATTAACAAGAGAGATAAAAGCTATACCATTAACCTGCGGCGTTACTTTAAAAATACAAGCAACTGAATCGCAACCTTTGCGGCCAACGTCAACAGCAATCACATAATAAGCATTTTTTGTGCTTCTTCCTGAATATTCATATTCTGGCTGTTTTAAAATACGATTGTGATCAAATTGTTCCGCATTAAAGAAAGCGTCTTCAATAGTACCAGACCATATACTCTCATATTCACGATTAAATGATGCCTCATTAAAAGTACCGTCCATCTTAAGATCTCGAATAAATGTTTTATCCAAGAGTCCCATCAGAACTGGAATGCGCCAAGTACCACCCATTATCATGGCACGATCAGGTTTAATAATTTCCCAAACTAAAAGCTAAATTAATTTATCATAAGCAAATGTATTTTTCCAACCTGCAGTTGTAACATAAATCTGGCTCTTGTTTAGTACTTCATTATCATCTTTATCGCCCCATGCACCGCGACGCGAAACGTTCATTGTAGGAATAATAACTTCATTAAGAATAGTTCCATCAATACCTACGCATTCCTCCAAAAGTCCGCCATGTCGACGTTGCCCTCTGGAAGTTTCACGAGCTGCGATATTGTCCAGTACTGATCCATTTTTAAATACATAGCGCACATAGTCTTTACCTTCCATCGTTTTACCACGACGCCAATCAATTTCTTCATGTAACGCTGGAATTAAATGACATAGTTCTTGAACTTTAGCCTTTAAAATACTAGATGCTTGCTCTTTACCGCCAGAGGTAACAAATAATTTGGCTCCTGGATGCAATATACATCTAAGCATTAAAATCAAAGCTGCAAGGAATGATTTGGAATAAGCACGCGGAAATACAGCATAAACATATTTATAGCGCATTGCCGCACGCAAAAATACTCTCTAATAATAATATAAATGAAAATTTTCTGGATTATTTTTTCTTAATAAGAAATCGACAAATAAATCTGGATATTCGCGCCAAAAGGCAATATACTATCGAGCAACAGGAATACAGGCTCGCACACGTTCTTCAGATAGTCCAATTTTATCTACATCGCTTTTGAGATTGAGTAAATCGACAAGAGCCATTACGAATCATCCTCTCCCAGCAATTCCCGCATTGTCTCTTCATCTTCTGCTTTTTGCTGTTCAATGAATTCATAATGTTGGAGGAAATCTCCATCGGTAAGAACTTCCTCTTCTACAGCTTGCAAATCAAGATCATCAATATCAGTTGTTTCTTCGTCTTCTGCTTTAGCTTCTTCTTTCGCCATTGTCCTTGCCGCACTCTCAATCAAATTACCAAGGTTCATTTCTTCGGTAACCAAGCGATGTGTGTAATTGCGCAAATCAGCTAATGTTTCATCTGGCTTATCTTGAGGTGTATCTGTATAATATCTAGGAATAAAACCTTCACGTTCGCACATAAGAATAAATTCATCAATAGCAGAAACGTATTCTCCACTTTCTGCCTTATTCTGCGCGGCGGTGAATTTTGCGGATTTCATCAAGGTATCATAAACTTTAGACATCTTTTGGAAACCTTCAATATCACCAATATCAACTAATTGATGGCATTTTAAAGATGTCTTACAAATTAATTTAAGATAGTCTTCATGTGCAGGAGTGACAATATCAAATGCGGCCATCATTTCTTGGTATAGCTTTTCAAGCTACACCCATTCATATGGACGATATGCCTTGCCCCATTTAATTGTTAAATACTTCTTATCTTCTTCAGTTAAATCATCATTAAAGAATTCAGGTTCGTTTAAATCAATAGGTGCTGGTGCCTCAGTTTCATTCTTAAATTCGGCTGGCTTTTCGGGCATTGTGCCGCTAGTAATTGCCGCTTCTATCTACTCGCCGCTATAACCCTATCGCGCCATAATTTCGGCTTTCTTTGCATCAGCCTCTTGCCGCAGTTTCTCTGTATCAGCCCATGTATATTTACTAAATTGCTTAATGCGCATTTTAGATAAGTAGCGGCCAAGGATTGTCATTCCTGTGGTTTTACGAGGATCTGTAGCATAACGCTCTAATAGTGTAGTCCATTCTTCTTCAATATATGGCACATCAATTTCTTCTAGTATCCAAGTATATGTTTTAGGATCCCAGTTATCAACATGCCGAGTAATGCATTTTTTGCATTCGGGCAAAAACCCATCGGGATATTTGTCTAATCGTTTTGTTTGATAGAACTAATTTTCATCCATAGTTCTATTACAAGTTTTACAATATAATGTTTTGCTCTCAGCCATAATCAGCTCTCCTTTTTCTTGCTATTGCGGCATTTTTTACAAATAGAATAGAAACCATCCTTACTTGTTTTATTTATTGAAAAGAAGCGCGAATGGGCTAATTTAATTTCCCCACATCGAGAGCATTTTTTCCATTTACCTTTTTCAATATAAGTAAAATACCACTCTAGCCATTCATCTTGAGCCTTTTGCGCAATTAATTTAGGAATCTTGTTGCGCCAAAGGCTACTAATATATTCAATAGAATGAGTAAACGCAAACTCTTGCTATAGCAACTATTGAATTTCTACATTCTGCAATTTATCCATTTTATATTCAATGATGCGTTTATACATAGGAAAATCAGCAAGTGCTCTTTCAACAAGTGGTTCAAAATCAAGACACAGCGCCCAAGAGTCACTATCGAATTTGCCGCTAGATCGACTCTTAAGTGCGGGAAACACTTGTAAAATCTCACTTACTACTTTATAATCACAGAATGATACGCCGCTATAGCGAATCGCGGCGCTTCCGTTCTCATCACACTCGACCCATTCATCAAAAGGCAAAGGAATAGACGTCTTCATTCCTCTTGTAATTTTGGTGAAGATGATTGGTTGACGATATGCATTTTTAATAAGATATTGGTCTTTGCGCATTTCAATCAGTGTGCGCTTGACAATAAACGCTTCACGTCCGGAAACAGTTTTCTATAATTTTTCCCATCGCGCAATGCTTTCGCGCAACTCATTTAATGGCGGTATTTCTTCAAGGTCCTTTTTTGTAATTGTTACTTTCGGCTAAAATATTGTATTCTTTCCATTGTCATTCATTAAATTATAGATACCATCTTCGCCATTTTCCAACTGTTCTACCAGACCCTCATAGGAAATCTCACGCTTGGTGATAGTTGCCATGCGGTTTGGCGTGAGAAGTTTATGCTCCTTTTTCTCTTGTTTCTCCAAACAAAGAACAAGATAGTCACCGAGGATTTCGAGATACTGCTCGCTTGGGTCGGGAGTTTCTGCTAAAATCTAATTTACTAACTTTAATCGTTCTTCTGGAGACTCTATTGTATAATCTAATTTTATCACTATACAATCTTCTCCTTGTGTATTAATAAGAAGTGGACTTCACTTACTATACTCATTATACTGAAAAAAATTATGTTTGTCAAGAACAGAATCTGCCCATAGTTGAAAAATATTAAAAAATATGATAATATAAAAACGTAAAGGAGAAGATGATTATGAAGTTTTATCTCGCTGGGCCAGTAGTCACTGATAATAAAGAAATTAAACAACAGATGGATGATATAGAAAAGACATTGCGGCAAATGCGTCTGCCGGTACTTAATCCTGGCGAATGCGATCAGCGCGATGATTTTCCGGAAGTGTATAGGCCGGGCAAACACAAGGTGCCTAATGCTTGGGGCATTGATATGGCAACTTGGGGTCAGTGCGTGTTTACCATGGATGTTGTTGCTATTGATGAATGCGACTGGATGGTAGTTACGGATTATGGGCGGCAGGCCACAGCTGGAACTAGCTGGGAGGCAGGATATGCTTTTGCTAAAGGTGTAAAGATTCTGGTTGTGCAGATGCCGGGCGTAGAAGAGAGCTCTCTGATGACGCAGGGTTGCGCCGCAAATATTTGTAAGTATGAAGAATTTTGCAGCGGCGTTGATTATGATGGTAGTGATTGGCGTATTGATGAAGAAATTTGGGGCACTAAGTTTGAAAAGTTTTTCTTTGAGCGTGGACGCAAAGCGGCAAAGGTGGTATTGAATTGATTAGATGTGAAGATTGTGTGAAAGGTTTAGTTTATGGTACGTGTGGCATGCCTCCTGGGAATGCGGCGTGTTTGTGTACTGCAAAGCGTTGGTGGGATGAGCCTGCGGATAAAGTTTTAGATTATTTGGAGCATATTCGTGAATGTGAGACGAAGCGATATAATAATAAAATTAACTTAATTGATATGTTAGAGAATAAAGTTCGCTCACATCAAGATGCTATAGTTCTTGAGAAGCATAGGAGAGATCATAATGAATATTGAACGTGATACAGTGATGGTGGCGTTATTTTTGGCTGTGCTTATTATTTTTGGCGGGCCATGGGTTGTTATGCATGCATGGGAGCTTATTGCGGTTAATATGTTTGGGGCACCGGAGTTATCGTACTGTGCCGCCTTCTTTGGTACATGGGCTATGCATATAATTTTTAATCTAAGGGTGAATAAATCGTGATTTGAGATTTAAAAAAGATTTAGAAAGTGTATGGACCAGGCAAAACCAATTTATCATTTTCAAAAAATTTTTCTCCCGAAATAGGCCCGGGGGTATGCAAGAGTCAGTTGTACTAGCTGGCTCTTTTAAATCGACGAAAAAATATATAGGTAGACTGGCCCTGCGAAAAACGCGACCGGGCCGGTGAGGAACGAGGCGGCCCGTTTTTGCGTAAGCAGAGCGTCACAGAACGTGACGCTCCGGATACATAGTGTCGCGCTCTGTGACATCCGGTCCCGAAAAATGTTTCAGAATGAAACATTTTGTCACGAAGTGTGACGTTTTTGCTTAAAAATGTTTCATTTTGAAACATTTCCCCCTATAATGTTTCACTTTGAAACATCCGGCGAAAAAAAGTGTCACACTTCGTGACATTCAATGTTTCAAAGTGAAACAATACAGAAAAAAATGTTTCGCTCTGAAACATTTCAAGAAAAAATGTTTCGCTTTGAAACAATTCAAGGAAAAAAGTGTTACGAAATGAAACATTTTGTAGAAAAAAACATGCCAAAAGAGGAAAAAGCTAGTAATACCAACAAAAATTTGCCTATTGACAAAAAAATCAGATGGTGTATAATGGAGTCACAACAGAGGGAAGGAGTTAAGGAAAAGCAAGGCAGGCCGGTACTCAAAAAGGACAGAACAAAAAAAGTTAAAAAAAAAGAAAAAAAAGTACTTGACAAAAGAAAAAAACATGCTATAATAAGCACAACAAACAAAACAGGAGGAAATTAAAAATGTTCGAATCTATCATGACTGTCACTCTTAACGGTTGGACCATCACTGAAGTACCTGAGTCCTATGCAAAGTATCCCTTCATGGTCATCATTCCTGACGGCGATGAAATGCGCTACTACGGCGGTTTCCGCAAGGAACAGAGCGCAATTGAGTGCGCTCATGAGGTTGGCGGTGTGGTAGTGCCCACCGCGGAGTAAGGAAAAACACCCTGCCCCCTGAAAAGGGGGCAGGGGGAAACAAAAGGAGAGATAAAAATGTTTGAACTTATTCGTTGGGCAGAAGGCGGAGACTATCAGGAAGTATATGCTAAGAAGTTTTCCACAAGAGAAGCGGCTATCAAGTATGCAATGCGCAAGGGCTGGACTGGAGAAGCCCGGCGGACCTACGGCGAAGAAGGTTGCGACTTGCGCGAAGTCAAGACAGGAAAGACCGAAACGCTGTGACGTCACAGAGTGTGACGTCCAAAAATGCAACGTCACAGAGCGTGACATTAGCCCCTTTAGGGGCTTTTTGCCATTGACCGGCGCGCCTGCGGCCCAGGCGCGCCGATTTCACATAAAAATCGGCCTATAGGAAAAATTCCGCCTGGCAAGTATAGGGCCAACTTTATTGGGCAAGTCCCAAAACTCCAGCACATAATGCACAACTATTTATGCACCTGCGCCATAAAATTATGCAAAAAAGTGCTTGACAAGCTAGGCGAGGTGTGCTATAATTTAGCCATCAAATGAAGGAGGACAAAGCAATGAAGGGAAGCAAAAAAGAAAAAGGATATAAAATTGCCTTTTGTGATATGCCTGATCTTTCAACTAAGTTTGGTGAATGGAATGGAATCTTTGACACTTATTCTTCTGCTGATCATTGCATCAGAATGGGGTGGGGAAAAGCTATCAAAACAAAAACAACTGATGCATATCAGATTGATAGTGCTTGGCTGGTTATTGAAAAAATTTCTTAAAAAAAGTCTTGACAGATTCCGATTCTTGCGCAATAGGCTATGCACTCGCAGGGCCGCGCGCGGCCACGCGCGGCCCTCATTCACGCGATAACAGAGCACTACAAAAAAAATTTTTAAAAAATTTGCAAAAAAGTGCTTGACAAACGCGCCCGAAAGGCGTATAATAAGGCCATCAACAAGAGAGGAGTGAGGGCAGTGACTAGGGCTATCTGGCTAGACATGGATGGCACCATAGCTGACCTGTATGGTGTAGATGGGTGGCTTATATGCCTGCGTAGAGGGGATATATCGCCTTATGTCAAGGCCAAGTCCATGCACAATATGTCACAGCTTGCGCGCTTGCTCAAGCGCGCACAGCGCAAGGGCTACACCATAGGTATCATCAGCTGGACCAGCAAGAGTGGCACGCAAGCGTATAATAAAGCTGTGGCGCAAGCAAAGCATGCATGGTTAGAACAACACTTGCATAGTGTGCACTTTGATGTTATACATGTAGTAGAGTATGGTACTGACAAGTACAGTGTATGTGGTGGTGGTATCTTGTTTGATGATGAGGAACAGAACAGGAAAGCATGGAAAGACGTCGCTTTTCCACCTGACCACCTGATTGACTTTCTAAAAAAAATATAAAATAAATTTTAAAAAACCTCTTGACAAAAATTCTAAAATGGATTATAATCTAACCATCAAATGAAGGAGGACTAAACCATGATCCGTGAAATTAAGATGACTATCCAGCAGGTACGTACTGACTCTTGTGATGTTGAAACTGCAGTTCGTGATGAGTATGGCGCATGGGAAAAAAATGGTATCATCCCCATGCAGGGCACTACTGAAGAAGTCAAGGCAAGGCTGATTGCAAATCAGGAAAAATGGGGCTGGATTCTTAGCGACACTGAAGAGGAATGTGTCCTCACCTTCTGGAAAGAATTCTGACAGAATGGAAGGGGAGGGGTTGACAAACCCCTCCCTATATGGTACAATATGACCATCAAATGAGAGGAGCTATACACCATGGAAAGAACTTATACAGAGAAGGACATTAAAGACTGGTTTGAAAACATGATGAAAGAATACAAGAATTGCACATTTCATGATGCATTGCAGGCAGTGTATGACCACATGTTTGACCCCTTCTGGCGCAGAAAGAATCTTGCAACTTTTGTTGAAAATGATATTGACAAATCATCCAGTACATGATACAATATCATTGTCAGCAAGAGATGGATTATCAAAATGGTTTTGTGTATCTGTTCCATTATCTAAATAGAATTTTAGTTTGAGATGATAATTAGCCCTGATCAGTAGCCACCCCTAAGGGTGGCTTTTGGTCTGCGCGCCGGCGGCCCTGGCGCGCAGTGTTTGCGATAATACTCAGCCCTCACAGTTTTGCAACAAAAAAAGCCTGTGCGCAGATGGCATAGGCTTTTCCCGATTTTATTCGGGATCAGATGCGGCGCAGTCTTCATGCAACTGCTGGGCTTCACAGATGTAGCGATAGGGGCAGTACTTTTCGCACAGTTCCTTGGGAGTGTATCCCTGACTCAACAGATCATCCACCTCACACATCGCTTCATAGTACTCATACTCATCCATCATGGTTACTACCTCCTTCAGTTGATGACACTATTATACATCATTTACGGCTATTGTCAAGAGGAAATTTGAAAATTAAAATTAAAAAATGATATTTCGATATTTCATTTTTGAAAAAATTAATGGAAATGATTTTTCATTTTCATCTTGACAATCCCGAAGTAGCGTAGTATAATCTATTTGAAAATGAGTTAAGGAGTAGATTCCATGTTCTTTGAACTTAAGTGCACCGCCGGAAACGAAATTGAGTATTATTACTTTACTTGCAGTAAGTTTCCCCGCAATCCCTATCTTGCCTTGACTAATGGGTATGCACCTGATAAAATGAGATTGGTTTGCTGGGACCGCGATGCATCTCCTATTGAGCTCAAGTCCATCGGCTTGATTCAGTATCTTGAAAAGAAATATTTCAAGAGGCAGAATAATAGAGTAGACTGGGAGAAGGAATATTAAGCGCAACGCTCGGACCGGCCGAGCGCGTGCGTCTCGGCCGGAATTATGCTTTTATTGGCGACTGCGAAAAAATTTTTTTAAAAAAAGTGCAAAAAACCTCTTGACAAGGCATCCCGTAAGGTGTATAATGGTGCCAACAAATGAGAGAGAGGTAGTCACTATGAAGTCCAGCTATGAAGTTCGCGCAATGAAGTTCGCTCAGGTCCTGTCACGCCTTTTTGCTCACTGCAAGTATCTCGATGACTATAAGGCCGTTATTGCGGAGTATAACCGCACTCATTCACGTCCTCTGCACTTTGCATATGGCGTTTCTCGCATCGCAATTATCCGCTCCGACTATGTGATTAAGTTTGACCATATTCCCGAATCTGGCTGGGATGATGGCCGGGCCGGGAACTGCAAGAGTGAAGAAGAAGTATATGCTCGGGCTTGCGCGGATGGCTTCGAGTATCTGCTGGCCAAAACTACCGTATATACGGTAAATGAGCTGACTTTCTCCATTATGCCCCGCGTCAACCATGTGGGCGACTGGGAGCGTTACTGGGCCGACTATTGCACCGATGAAGAGCGGGCATGGCTGTATGAAAACGTATATGATCTTCATGAAGGGAATGTTGGATACAAGAATGGCAAGGTTGTTGTCATTGACTATGCGTGGGATGGCGCAAGTGATGAGGAAAGCGACTGGTAAGCCCTATAGGGCGGGAGAAATCCCGCCCTTTATGCGTATGGCCGGCGCGTTTGCGGGCAAACGCGCCGTATTCGCATTATAACACAGTCAGGGAAATAAATCAAGGAAAAACTTGCGCTTATAGTTAGCGAGTTCTAACCCGAAATTTTTTTAAAAAAAGTACTTGACAATGGGCGCAAACGTGCTATAATAGACTCATCAAATGAAGGAGCTGATGACCATGACTAAAGAGATTCTCAAGGCAATGCAGGGTAAGAAAGAACACAAAATGCGCAAGTGGTGGAGCAAGAATGGTTACAAGATTCTCCGTGTGATTCTGTTCCCTATCTGGATTGCAAATATCCTGATTGAAAAGACTCGCGCATGGATCAACAATAGGCAGGAATGGAGTGAAGAGCGCGCTACTGAAATTTTGAACTATTACATTCCTCGCCGTTCTCACTGGGATGAAAAAGACAAGTGTCTTTACTTCTTTGACAATGGCCTTGGTTGGAATTATCGCCTTGCAAAGCGTTATCTCAAAAGGAAAGACCGCCGTTTCTGGAAAGTACATTGCACATGGTGGGGTGGTAAAATGCGCACTCTATTAATGGAAAAGTTTGAGCTTGAAGGATTTACAAAAGAACTCGGTAACTGTTCCGAGGGCTGGACAGAAATTTCTTTCATCATGAATGAAAAAAGGAGTTGACAAAAACGTCAACCCCGGCTATAATAGAATCATCCCAAACAGAAAAGGAGTTGTTAAGTATGAAGACTGGTTATGTGTTTGTGTATGGTTGCCCTGATGGTTACAAGGAACTTGTGTCTAAAGAAGGAATGTACCTGAATTATAAAAGTGCTTTTCAGCACTTGATTGAACTCAATAAAAAGTTGGACATTGACTTCATCTATGAAGAAGGTTATGGTGAGGATTATTACCCTGATGATGATTTGGTGTGTGCTGAACTTGAAGAAGCTGAAGACTTTAAAAGCCTTGCAAAAGAAATTGAGTCTCATCGGTTGACAGATATTTCCGCAATTTGCAAGCGTATCATGAGCATGGACATGGATGATATTCCTGAAGGTGTGTACGCTATTGCAAAAGTTAAAATCCATGAATAAAAAGTGCTTGACAAAAACTTCAAACCATGCTACAATACAATCGTTCCAAGGAACAAAAGAAAGAAAGGAATTGATAACATGAAGATTATGGACACTGAAATCACTACCCTGTACGTTCTGGAAGTTTGCGGTATTCCGCACTACTTCCAGACCGAGTGCGACCGCTCCTATGAGTTCAACAAGCACTACTATAGCTACAATGATCCTGATATCAAGCTGTATGAAATCAACATGAAAGATATCATCATCATTCAGAAGGTGTAAGATAGTTATACGCCCCTCACTCCGAGGGGCGTCTTGACATGCGGCCGGCACGTGCGCGGCCCGCACGTGCCGATTTTACATTAGGCATTGGCTCCAGCAAAAATTATCTGAAAAAAAGTGCAAAAAACCTATTGACATGGCCTCCCGATAGTGCTATAATGGGCTTGCCCGATGAGGCAAGAAAGGAATTGATAGTATGAAACGTACCATGGGTATCCTCCTTGACACTGAAACTTGCAATCTGCTTGACTGTCCTCTGCTCTATGACTTCGCTTTTGCTGTCATTGATCTGCACCACAACGTATATGCGAAGTTTCGTGTGGTTCTTACTGATGTTTTCTATGATGAACCTGATCTCATGAACACTGCATATTATGCAGAAAAGATTCCCCAGTACTATAAGGCAATCGAAAACCATGAAGTGCTGACCATGAATATCTGGGAACTTAAAAGGTTCCTCCGGGAGATTTGCGAATATTATGAAGTCTCCTTCGCTTGCGCCCACAATGCAAGGTTTGACTATCTCAGCACCAATACGACAATCCGGTATCTTACAAAGAGCAAAGCAAGGTATCTCCTCCCTTATGGCATTGAGTGGTGGGATACTTTGAAGATGGCAAGCGACACAATCTGCAAGCAGAAAAAGTACCGCAAGTTCTGCGAGAAAAACGGTTATATTTGCAAGAATGGACAGCTCCGCAAGACAGCTGAAGTTCTGTATCGCTACATCAGCAAGGACAATGATTTTGCAGAATCCCATACCGCACTTGACGATGTACTGATTGAATGTGAGATTTTCTGGAAGTGCTTTGATCAGCACAAGCCCATGACTCGCAAGCTGTGGAAAGACAGGGTTTAAAAGCTCTACAAAGCCTAATTAGCTAGTCTAATTAGGCTTTTTCATTGAGCCGGTCGCTGTGGGCCACAGCGACCGGTATTTTCATTTTAACACAGATACCAGCTTTTTCCAAGCAAAATACACGCTGTTAAATTGATTTCACTTTTGCCCAAAACTCTGCACATACATGTTTAAAAATTTATACTGAAAAAAGTACTTGACACAGATAGTGAATGGTGCTATAATCAACACTGTCAGGAGGGCCTGACATGAACCTTAAAAACTAAACAAGAGGTGATACAATGGTAAAGCGCAAAGAACCTATTTATCCTAGTGATGAATGGGTAGAACAGTGGGTAGATTCTTACGTTGACAATGCGACTGAACCTATCACAGACTTTGCAGAAGTACGGGAAAAAGCCATGGACGCATGGTGGCTCAATGAAGTTGAGCATGATAGAGCTACACCTTTTGATTTGACAGAGGAACAAGAGGAAGAAAGCAAAAAAGCAAGAAAAGGTATGGCGCGAGCTGTCAATGCGTATGGTAAAGAAGTAAAGCGTACTCGCAAAGCTGATGATGAGAAAAGAAAGATTATTGAAATCATCGCAAAAGCCTTGACAGAATCTGGATACTGTGCTACAATAGGAAATGTCGAAAGACAGATTGACTTCGATGAGTACACAATAACCCTGACCAAACACCGTCCGAAAAAGGAGTGAACGACATGAAAATTGAAAGAGCACCGCCTAAAAAAGTCTTTGACAAGCAAGCTAAACCATGATACAATACAAACATTAACAAAAGAAAGGAATTGATACCATGACTAAAATGACTTACATTGACGCTCTGAACTTTGCCCTGACCGCTGTCGCTGACAATGCTGAAGTTACCGAAAAGCTGACCGCTCTGCGTGAACAGATTGCAAAGCGCAACAGCACGGAAAACCATAAACCTACCAAAGCACAGGCTATGAATATTGAACTCGCCGAAGTTGTGCGGAAAGTGCTTGCCGAAGCTGAAAAGCCTATGACTATCTCTGAGATTCTCAAGTCTGATGAACGGTTTGTTGGTGTCTCGAATCAGAAAATGACTGCTGTTATCTACTCTATGGGTGATGCAGTGACTAAGATTCCTGACAAGCGTGTAAATCGTTTTGCACTTGCCTAAGAAAATGCACAGCCCTCCCCACTCGGGGAGGGCCTTGACATGTGGCCCTGCCAGCGACGGCCGCGCTGGCAGGAATTTATGTTTTAACACAGTCTCAGCATTTTTTCAAGTGCAAAAGCTCTGTGAATTTTTTTTCTAAAACTTCCCATAAACCTATTGACAAAATATTTAAAATATAATATAATTATTTATGTTGAAAGGGGAAATGACCATGAAACGCAGTATTGCTAAACGTGTTAGTGAACTTTCCGCATGGGACCTCGACGCTGGATGTAGGAACATTGTAGATCAGAGTACTAAAACGCGTAGGAAATTGAAAAAGACAATTCGCAAGCAGGATAGAAAAAGACTTGACAGATACTCTGAAAAGGCGTACAATGATGATGTTGAAAGGAGTGAATCTCATGAAACAGATTCGTAAAGATTTTCGTCCCGTGACTCATGCTCTCACCGCTTTTGTTCAGACTTTTGACAAAGATTATTCCTGTGAGCTTGGCGCCGATTTTGAAGCAGTAAATGATGAAGTTGTTGTATACACAATCGCAATGCCGGATGAAGGAGCTGTATCTTTCAGAAACGATTTTATAAATCGTTTTCCTTCCTGCTCTGATTTCGATATTTTCACTCTTTCCTTCATGCATGAACTTGGACATCTGGAAACTTCATGGGATATTGTAAATGATATTAAAGAGCGTGAAGCTATTCACAGGATGAAAAATAAAGTCAAGGCTTATCGCAAATACTACGCATTACACAATGAAAAAATCGCTACTGACTGGGCAGGAAATTATCTTACTGAAAACCATGACGAAATGAAAAAATGGGAAAAGAAAATTTTAAAAGCCCTGAAAAAAGTACTTGACAAATATCCTGATGCATGATACAATCTAACCGTACCAAAAAAGGAGATGTTGAAAATGACTAAAAAAATCTGGTTTGACATGGATGGAACTATCGCTAACCTGTACGGCGTAGATAATTGGCTTGACTATCTCAAGCATGAAGACGTTTACCCTTACACCCACGCAGAAACTATGTTGAACTTTTCCCTTCTTGCAAAACTGTTACATGCCTTGCAAGCAAGAGGATGGAAAATCGGTATCATTTCATGGACTGCCAAAAGTGGAAGTGAAACGTATAATCTCGCTGTTGAACTTGCTAAACGTGCTTGGCTTGCGGAACATTTGCCCTCTGTAGAATGGGATGAAATCAAAGTTGTGCGCTATGGTACCGATAAATGGCAGGCTTGCGGGAATGGTATCTTGTTTGATGATGAAGCACACAACAGGGAATCATGGAAAAATGGTCTTGCTTACACTCCGGATTGTATCATAGAAATTTTGAAAAAGTTGGCAAAAAGGGGTTGACAAAATCCCTTAAACCGACTATAATCTAACCATCACATCAAGGGAGGATAAAAAAATGGAATTGATTGTGAACGACTACATGGCACTTGACCTGATTAACCACGCTGAGTATGTATTGGTTGAAGTTCAGGCCGAAGATGAATGGTGGATTATGTCAAGCTGTGATACTTACTCTGAAGCGGTTGAAAAGCTCAACGAAATCATCAAAGCGTTTGACCGTCTGTATGAACTTTGCGACAATCGGGAATGCGGTAGCGAATATCACATTATCGACCGCACCGGGAAGATTCTTCTGTAAGCTGGGCAATCGCCCGGCTTTTCCTTTGGCCTGCCCGGCGACGCCCGCGCCGGGCAGCATTTACGTTTTAACACAGCTACAGCAATTTTTCAAGACAAAAGCCATTGTGCAAAAAAAATTTCAAAAAATCCCAAAATTTGGGCTTGACGCAAAAGCCAATCTATAGTACAATACAACCGTACCGAAGAGGTAAGGACTTCAGTCAGGCTGGGAAACTTCTTAAAAAAAGTTTGAAAAACCCCTTGACAAAAAGCTGAATCGGGTGTACAATACAGACATAAGGTGAAGGAAAACACCACAAACCAGAAAGGGTTGATACCATGACCAAGATGACTTACGTTGCCGCTCTGTCCTACGCTATCGAGAACCTGACCGATGCCCCTGCTGATGTGCTGGAGAAGCTGACCGCCCTGAAGGAACAGACTGAGAAGCGCAACTCCGGTGAGCGCAAGCCCACCAAGGCCCAGCAGATGAACGTTGAGCTCTCTGCTGTGGTCGCAGAGGTCCTCTCCGGTGCCGAACAGCCCATGACCATCTCTGAGATTCTCCGGGCAGATGAACGGCTGGTGGGCCTGAGCAACCAGAAGCTCACCGCCGTGATCTACTCCATGGGCGATGCTGTGACCAAGGTCCCTGACAAGCGCGTGAACCGCTTCACCCTCGCGTGATGCACTCTCGGCCCGGGCTAAACACCCGGGCCGACCGCTGTGGGCCACAGCGGTCGGTTTTTGCGTTAGCATCGGCGACAGGAAAAAAATTTTCTAAAAAATCTGTAAAAAAGTGCTTGACAAAAAATCCCGTATAGGCTATAATTAGTCATGTCAGGTGAGGGAAGCGAACCCCAGCCCTCACAAGGAACATTGGAGAGTGCCGAGCAAGGGGACGCCACTGTGGGATGTGCACTACCTACTCTCCAAAATAATCCGAAAAAAGTAGTTGACAAACTTAAAAAACTATGCTACAATTAAGACACAAACAAAAGAAAGGAATTGATACCATGACTAAGATCACTTACGCTACCGCTCTCACTGAAGCTATGACCATCCTCTCCTCTCTGCGCGATGGAACCGCCTATGATCCTGTTCTTGACCTCTCTGAAGTCATTGACAAGATGGACGCCCTTAAGGGCCAGCTTGAACAGCGCAAGAGCGCAACGCATAAGCCCACCAAGGTACAGCGTGAAAACGTTGACCTGAAGGAACGCATTCTGTCCACCCTCTCCGGCATGCACCTCACCGGTAAGGAGTCCGCCAAGTGCGGTGAGATTGCCGCTGTGCTGGACATCTCCGGACAGAAGTGTTCCGCTCTCCTCTCCCAGCTGGTTCAGTCCGGTCAGGTTGTCAAGACCACGGAAAAGCGGGTCACCACTTTCGCCCTTGCTGATGAGGACGAATCTGTGCAGGCCCTGCCGGGTGAGCTGGACGTATAATCCAGCTCACCGCCCCGCAAGGGGCACCATGGGTGTGAGTGCGATCGGTCAATTGCAACGCCGCTAGTTCGGTAAGGACTGGGTCCTAAACGGGTTCGACTCCCGCCACATCCACTCTTAGCCCCGGCTAACTCAGCCGGGGCTTGACTTTTGGCCCGCTCGATGTGGGCCACATCGAGCGGTATTTTAGTTTTAACACAGCACGCGCAATTTTTCAAGCAAAAGCGCAACAAAAAAATTTTTTCAAAAAAATCCCAAAAACCCCTTGACAAGCGGGGCGACTGGGTGTATAATGTTCTCGTAATCAAGGGGAGGGAGTCATCATGAAGAAGCTTTGCGGTGTCGGTTGTGTCCTGTCTATGTGCGGTATTATCTGGGGTGTGTTTTATCCCGCATGTTTATGGCTTGTGGCCATAGGGCTTGCATGCATTGTTTTCGCTGGCGTCTTTATGGATGAAAATTAAAAAAACCTCTTGACAAAAAATCCCATCGGGTGTATAATCCAATCATCAACAAAAGAAAGGTAGTGCTCCTATGAAGTCCATCATTATTGTCCTCGATACCGAAACCTGCAACATTGTCAAGACCGATATTGTCCAGCCCCACAATAACCTGACCTATAATATCGGCTGGCGCGCTATGTATCCCTCTGATGGTACTGTCCTGACCGAGCGGTCATATGTAGTGGATGAAATCTTCTTCGGTGAGCGTGAGCGCATGGACTCTTGCTACTATGCAAGCAAGCTGCCCAAATACTATGCGGGTATCAAGACTGGGGAATATATGGTTGCTTCCTTCTTTGAAATCATGAACGAACTGTCCGACTACTGCAAGAATCATAATGTTGTCGCAATAGTCGCCCATAACGCAAGATTCGATGTGGACGCCCTGAACACTACTGCACGTTACCTGACCGGGCTGTATGCAGTACGCGCCCTGCCCGCCGGAATTGAAATCTGGGACAGCATGAAAATGGCCAATAGCATATACGGCAAACGTCCCACATATCGCAAATTTTGTGAGGAAAATGGCTATATGACGAATCACAAAACGCCCCGGTGCCGACTCACCGCCGAAATCCTGTACCGCTTCATTGCAGATGACCCTGACTTTGAAGAAGAACATACGGCCCTTGCTGATGTGGCTATTGAATCTCTGATTGTGCTTGCTTGCTATAAAGCGCACAAGAAAATGGACCGGGTACTTTACACTGCGTAAAGTACCCGGGCCCTAGGCCCAAAAATTTCCTATTGACAAAAAATAAAAAAAGTATTATAATTAATAATGTCAACAGAGAAAGGGGTTGTGGCTATGGCAATTAAGAAAGTCGCTATTCAGTATCCTACGCAGGAATGGATTGATGAGTGGGTTGACAAATGGCTTGACTCTCATCCGGATGAAAAAGTTACCGACTTTGCGGAACTTAACGCTCAGGCTGAAGATGCATGGTGGCTGAACGAAATTGAGCATGATCGCCCTACACCCTCTGACCTCACACCGGAACAGGAAAAGGAAAGTCAGAAAGCCCGCAAGGGTATGGCTCGGGCGGTTAACGCCTACGGGAAAGAGGTCAAGAGAGAACGCAAGCCTAATGAAGCAAAACGTGAGCTGGTGGAAGCAATTGCGCGAGGACTTGCGGATTATGGCGCACAGGTAACAAACCTTGAACGTCAGGTAGACTTTGTTTGGCAGGGCGTTGCCTACAGTGTTACACTCACTGCACACCGTCCGCCCAAAGCCCAGTAAAAAGGCCCTATAAGGGCCTTTTCTTGTTAGCGGCGCGTGTGCGGGCCACACGCGCCGATTTCTTGTCAAGATATAGCTCTAAGAAAAAAATTTTTAAAAAAATGTCGTAAAACCCCTTGACAAAAAATCCCAAAAGGACTATAATACAATTGTTCCGAGGGGAACAGAAAGGAATGATCGTCATGACTGTAAAAGAACTTATCCGTGAACTGCAGAAGTACAAGAACAACATTCCGGTTTATACCGAAAATGATGAGGACATTTTGTCTACTAACATTGTTCTTGAATATGACAAGCAGGAAAAAATCCTTGTCCTCTCTACCCATGGGCAGTTCTATGATGAATTGCATGTCGATGATTAAAAAAAATTTTTAAAAACCCCTTGACAAGATTCCAAAACCATGATACAATAAGCACGTACTCAAGAGGAAGGACACCTCACAAACCAGAAAGGAATTGATACCATGACTGAAAAGATGACTTATGTTACCGCTCTGAACTATGTCCTCGCTACTGACCTGCCCGAAGATGTCAAGGAAAAGCTGACTACCCTGCGTGACCAGCAGGTCAAGCGGAACAGTGCCGAGCGCAAGCCCACGAAAGCTCAGACCATGAATATGGAGCTTGCACAGGTTGTTGCTGAAATCCTCGCTGGTGCTGACAAGCCTATGACCATTTCCGAAATCCTCCGCGCCGATGAGCGTCTTACCGGACTGTCTAACCAGAAGCTGACCGCTGTCATTTACTCCATGGGAGATCAGGTACTTAAGGTGCCGGATAAGCGTGTAAACCGCTTCCAGCTGGCCTAATTTTAAAGCGCCCTTATGGGCGCTTTTTTCATGCGATCGGGCCGGTCGCGGGCGATCCGGCCCGAGTTTCGCGATCGCATTATATGGCCAAATTTTCGTGACAAAAGCCAGCCCGATTGCATATGCGTGAATTTTTCCCGAAAAGTCAACCCATATGCCCGCAACCCTAGGCCACCGATCGCATGACCTGCCTTCGCGCGTCCATATCCCCTTTTTACTCTTGCAAATCTAGATTCAACGCCGCATATGCTCTAGTTTAGCGCATTTTTCTATTGATTTCCTTCAAAAAATATGATATTATATTAAAAAAAGGGTACTTTCACCCGATTTTGCGCATTTTTATCTACTTTTTGCGCATTTTCTATTGATTTTTATTCAAAAATATGCTATAATATATTGGGGGATTCATCTTACGATCGCATTATCGCGCCATTTTTCAGTTTTTCTTGCTTTTCGTGAAAAATTTTGATATAATATACGTGTAAGATTAAGAGAAATGGCTTACAAATACGTATTTATAGCCGCATACCGCGGCAAAAGGAGCGAATATTATGGATCAGAACACTATTCTGACTGGCCTCAAACATGCACTTGAACATGGATCCGGTTCCTTGGATGACCTTAGCGATCTGCTGAACCGCGCTCAGGCTGATATCACATTGGCCAAGAAGGAACAGGCGGATGCCGAGCGCAAGGCAAAAGAAGCCGAGACACTCAAGAGAGGCAAGGCTATCACTGCTATGGCTAATCGTATGCTCGAAGGTAAACCCACTGCTGATGATGTTGCATTGGTACTTGGCGCATATATGAAAAATGAAGGCATTGATGCTGAAGTGACTGCCGAGTCAGTTACTGAAAGCATCAAGAATACCCGGGAGCTGAGCGAGAGCTTGAAAGAGCTTGCCGACGTTATTGTGGACCTTTTCGAGACCTTTGCTGGTGATATCAAGAGCAATGAAAATGAGAAACCTATAAAGAAGATTCAAGTTCCTGCCAATAGCAAGAAAAAGGACGCAGATGCTGCCCTTGATAGTTTTTTGCATGATCTTGGCCTGCGCTAAGGTATGAAAGAGCCTAATGGCTCTTTTTTTTATGCCAAAAACGAAAAACGATTATGGTTGACGATAAAGTGTATAGTGCTCTAGCACCGATCGCCAGACCCACCTCACAAAATACACAAATTATATAAACCTCACAAAATACACAAATTATATAAAACTCACAAAATTCTTATATAAAAAATCTTATAGTCTCCTCTTATTCTTTTTCCTTTACAACAGCTAGCAATAGCTATCAACACTTATAACACTCTAAGTACGTATCATGAAACCAACTTTGAACTATCGTCTTCCCTTCTGCCATTAACTCTATTTTATTAAAACTATAGTTTCCAATAACCTTACCATGCCACATTAATAGATCAATATCCCATAACAACCAAACTTTATCAAGTTGATTATACTCATCCTTTCGACAAGTACAAACTTCTTTATTTAGATATTTTCCTATAATTTGCATAGTATACTTCCTTTCTGGTCTACCTTTATTATATCACATTTTTCTTTCAACGTCAACCCCAGGGGAGAAACATCGACCGAAGCAAGCCTGAGCGAAGCGAAGGATTGCTGAGGGAGATGTTTCTCCCCTATTACTATTATACTGGTTACTATTTTTTGTACAGAGAGTGGAAATTTTTGTACACCCCATGGAAAAAAATGTACACCTTTAGTCACTAATAACGTTAGTCACTCTATCGATTCGGAAGTTCGTACGCATCTCTGCTGTCTACTCCAATACATAAACCACTAGCCCCAACGAAGCTAACGTATTCAAAATATCCGTAATAACAATATTATTCGATGCAGTAGCAGTAGAAATACCAATATATCTCTTCATCTCCGCATGCGTAACATAAAAAGACTATTCGTCATTACCAATAAATCGATTCAAAAGATAAACATAAATACTTACACTATTACGATGCAATGAATTTTGTATCTATCTTAAAGTAGGAAATGGTACAAGAGTAGCAACACTGGGCTCCAATACTTTTAATACCATTTTATCAACCTATTCTTCCAATAGATCCATCTCAATTAAGCGCTTCACATACCTCGATACAGTGCGGCGATCCATACCGAGCTATACCCCCATCTAAACATAATTCACTTTCTATTTTGGTACATAGCGCATTTTATTTTCATCATCGTAATCAGACTCAGTCTAAAACCAAGAATAAACTAAATCATAATAATTCTTATCTTTCACAATCACATCTTTTTTAGGTATTTGTCGTGAGTTTTTCTAGATCTACAATTCATTTTCACCTCCTCCTTCCCTTACCATCTACAAAAAATCCTGTACTAAATAACCCAAAATGTCCACCTGTACAAAATTTTCCATTCCTTGTACATAATCCAAAAAAAAGCAGGGTCCCCGGTTTTAAAATCATTTTTCTAACCGTTCCCCTACTCATTCCAAATAAAAAAGGCCGCGCGAACGCAGACCCCTAGTCATTATTCAGCTACCTTGGGCGCAGCTTTGCGCTCGTCCAAAATACTCTGCAAATCTCTTTCAAACTTTGAAGTTACAGGAAAAATCCAGCACAAAAATTCAGGCTTGCTTGGATTGGGAGTTGTGCCACTGGGAATATTGCCCATCTCAATGAGCTTCATAGCGATACGGCGAGTGTAGATAATCTTATTAGTATTAGCCATTGTATTTCGATCTCCTTTTTCTCTCTTGATCAGAAGCAGGTTCATACCTCATCTTCTACAAGTATTATATCAAAAAATTTCTATAAAATCAAGTCGTAGCGAACCGCCGCACGAGTATACCCTCTCTCTTAATTGATTTTCTTACTTTTTTTTACTATAATAACAATAGAAAATAAGAAAGGAGGTGCGCGAAGTGCCCGAACAGGATACAGCAAATAAAGCCGAAGATGTGCGCATTAAACCCCGTCAAGAGGACACAGAAAATGATGACGATGATGAGTGCGGCAATGGCTATTATAACGATTGACGCGAGACGAACCTCCTAGTCATTTGAAACTTAAGAAAATTTTTGATATTATATACTTGTAAGATAAAGAAAGGG